ACGAATTGGTGATCAGCAGCAGCAGGAGTAGACCAACCTACCGTAGCACCTGCATTGGTAGCTACATGGCTATCTACATTATCTTTGTCTACAATCCAACAACCACCTTGTAAAGTATCTGCACTTGAAGCAGCATCGATCTGCCAAGTTCCAGTAAAAGTAGTTGTTACGATAAAGTCAAAGAAATATCCTGCGGCAGCAGCGGGTAAAGTAATAGTAATTCCTGCTGCACGATCTAAAGTGAAAATTTTACCCGAATCAGCCGCAACTAAAGTCTTGGTAGAATCTGTAATAGCTTCTACAGTCCTACGAAGACCAGAAACAGTCATCAACGGAGCATTTCCAGCCGTAAAATCGTAGCTGCTTGCATACTGTGGCACCTGCAAAAACCTATTGTTTAGGTCAGTTGTCATAGAAACCATTAGTACATCTCCTTAGTTAAAGTTAAGGAATGGGGAGAGAACTAGTCCCTCCCCAATCCAGTTAGTTTAGAATGTTACTGCTTGAAGCGGATCAGTTTCATCTACACCCGAAATATCTGCAAGAATTACATATACTCGAATTTTACCAGTTGAAACGTCATCTGCACCTGCACCTACTTTAACATCAATCGTATCTGTAGCAGTAATACGATTGGAAAAAGTAGTAACAGCAGTATAATCCACATGACCATTAGTACCTGCAGCAGCGTAACCAGTAGAAGAAGCATCGTGATTATCTACAAAGTCATCACCTGCAGCAAAGTCAATGTCAAGAACAGGGCTAGTACCGTTAAGAGCGGTAATAACCTCTGCACCAGCATGGATAATGTACGATTCTGCCGGAATATCAATCACTTGAATGATATCAGCAGCAGTTAACGCACTAATACCGCCAGCCGTGCAAACAGCAGCAATATCGACAGTCTTTTCAAGGACGTAAACACCCCTTTTACGAGAGGGATGTCCAGCAGTACCTTGACCGGTTGTATGATCATAAGTAGCCATTTTTAATTCCCTCCTTAATCAATTAAGATGTGTTCAACGAGCAAGCCCTTAGACCGAATAACCTTACGACCAAAGACATGCAGTCCACGAACGATATCTGCAAAGGAATCAGGATCGCGAACTACTTCAGTCTTAGCAATATGCGAAGCAGTAGCAACTGCAGACATATGACCCGACAAGACTTTATAGTAGTTACTTGTCGAAGAAGCAGCAAAGTTATTAGTCATGTAGCATGAAAATCCCTGGATTTTACCCGCATGGATTCTGCCGTTACGCAAAGGTGAAGCACCATCTCCAGTCACCGAGGCATCCATAAGCTTGCTGGAAGTTTGTCCAGCTTGCTCCCAGAATTGCGGTGGAGCTAGAAACCAGCGATTTTCCTCTGGTACATCATTTGAGTTTAAACGCCTAGCATGATTAGCTAGGATATTCACAGGGTCAACTTCACCTGAAGCAAAACCAACATCCTGTCCGGAACCATCAGAACCAACCGTAGTTCCCGCACCGGAAACCATAGCAGCAATGACATTCGTATCGAACTCGTTCTTCAATGCATAAGCACCAGAACTAGTAGCAAGCGACTCCCAATTAACATGACTTTGACGTTCCTCAATATCATCTACTTTAAAAGCAAATGCATTGCCTTGGTCAACTACCAATGTTAGTTGGTCATCTTGCAAGTCCTGTGGGCTTAGAACTGAACCGCGAGTGTACGAGGAGACAGTAATAGTAGGCTCTTTGATGATTTTAACCGTGTCGCCAAAGTTTTCAATTTCTCCTGCATAGTCGGTGTTTGTAATATCTTCAACAACCGAGGCCGTGCGGAAGAATTTAAGAACTTTTTGGCTATAGATAGCAGGTGCCCAATTCCCATTAGGGAGATTAGCATACCCGCCAGCACTGGAAAAAGCCATAACTTATTCCTCCTAGTTAAGGTTCAAGTCTACCCTCTCGCCTAGCTAAATCTATATCCTTCTCATGTTTTTCAAACTCCCAAGGCTTCATCTTTTCTATTTGTTGTAAAGACCAAGTTTTCTTATTCCCTTTGGTTTGTATAGTTCGCTTTTGAGTTTTAGTTACAGATTCAGCAGCCTTTGAGGGTCTACCTTTGTCTTTTTTCTGAGTAGTACCACCATCCGCTTTGTAAAGATCGATTACACGAGCGGCCCATTTAAAGTCTGTACCATTTTTAAGTACACCATCCGAAATGCTTTCAGGCTGGTCTTTCAACCATTCTAAGAAATTTTCATCTTCTTTTATTTCATAGAAATCTGAATGTAAAGAAAGTAACTCTTGCTCAGCTGTCCTCTTTAAAGCATCCTGTTCTTGTTCTTTTAGAACTTGTAGACGCTCTTCGATATTTTGAACTCTAGAGTCAGCATTTTGCATCGAGATAGTTTCGACTATATCGTAGACATCTGGATAATTTTGCTTGAACTGTTCTAACTCTTGTGCAGTTTTCGGCACTTTTACATTTTCAGGATTATTTGCCCTTAACTGTGCATTTAAAGTTTCGTGTTCTTGCTTCCATTCATTGAGCTTTCGATCATAATGGGTTTTTAAATCATCGTATCTCTTTTTATAGTCGTGTTCTGGTTTACTTTCTTGGTTTAGAAATCCTTCTTGTACAGGAGTGGCTTCTTGTTGAGAAGTGTCCTCTGGATCAGGATCATTCAAATGCTTTTTATATTCATTTTGGTATGGGGTAGGCTCGCTAACCTCATTTTCTTCAACTTCAGTAGTATTATCAGTCATAGTTTACCTCCTTTGGGGCCAGTCTTGCTGGGTAGCCTCTGTAAGGTTGTTGAAAGACGGGGCCGCTATTGTTGTGCAGGTGGCCGTCCTAGTTTTTAGTTCATTGGTTGTATTTCTTGTACCGTTTCTCTAAATGATTTTTCACCTGTCTTTACTTTTTTATCAGGATAAAAATCTTCTAAAGTACGAGTTGGTCCTGATACAAAAGAATCTTTTTGTTGTCCCGGTGGAATATCTAGTAAATTTACAGGTTCTTGTAAATACTTTTTCATGTATTCAAGTAATATTTTTTGTTCTTCTGTATAAGATTCACGCCATTCATCATTTCTATCAGGAGCTAAGTATCCTCGTAAATGTGCATCTAAGCGACTAGTATCAAACCAACTATCAAAATCTCTGCTTTCTCCATATTCAGCTTTTGCTCTTTCAAAAGCATTTATATCTATTTGTTTTTGTTCTTCTGTAAGAGTTGCAGCGTATTCATTCCTTAAATCAGAAAAAGTTTTATCTACAGATGGCAGATAATGTAACATATCTCCAAATATAGCTGTAGTATACTCTTCTCCTTGTAAATCAGAATTAAATACTTCTACTAATGGTTTTCCAGTTGGATTATGAGGTTCGTCTGGATGATAAAATTCTAATTGTCCTATACGAGATTCTCCCGCACCTCTTTGTACACCCCTTATTGCCTGTTTACCTGATTTTTCTGCACTTGGTTTTCTGCTATCTATAACTTTAAAATCATAATCTTTTAATTTAGGATATTGTGTAAAAATATCAGATAGAACTTGATCATCATACTCACCTCTTAACGGATAGTCAGACCGTACAACATCTCCCTCTGCATAGCCTCTTTGATCAAGCTGATCTACAAACGGTTTACCCGCATCATTCATTTTATTTAATTTTTTGTAGCCGATTTTTTTAGCAGCAGGTTGCGATACTTTATATTCGCCGTTAGATACGTTTATACCTTGCGATCCAGTAACAGGATTTCCAAACTGATTAAACCCGGAAGTTTGCTGTTGCTGCTGTACCATATTATCAAGTTTCTCAGCACCTCCTGCCATCTGTACAGCAGGGGCATTTATAATAAAGGAGTTAGGTTCAGCTTGCATTGGAATGCTATCGCTAGTAGGACCGCCCTCTCCTTGTATAAGACCGGATCTGTTTATCTGAGGGACTTGTCCTCCTACTTGTAAATTTTTTGGATCTATTATTATTTGTAAATTTTTATCAGAAGATAAAGATTCTTCTAGTCTATCTGCTACAGCTACTGCTCTACCGCTATTTTCCATTTGAGAATGCCATTTAGTTTTATTTCCATCTTTATTATATAGAGCATGTTTTTTAGCTTGTTTACCATTTCTAGCTATAAGAGCAGCTAACATATCTTTAAATAAAGATACTTTTCTTTCTCCCATTTGATAAATCATTTCTGCTAAAACCATTGCAGATGGATGATCATCATTTTCTAATAATTTTTTAGATGATTCTATAGCTTGTTCCCACTTATCTAATGCTCCTTCTTCAACATCTTGTTTACTCATTCCTATTCCTACATGATCTCCCGTAACTGTAAGACCTGGACCAAAATGAGTAAAAGTAGGTTTATAAACTTCACCTTTTGCTTCAGCATCTTGTTTTTCTTTTTCTTGTATTGAATCTAAATAACCTATATATTGATTTGTTTCTTTATTATAATGAGTTTCTAAATTATAATAGTTTTCACCAAATTCTAAAGGTCGTACAATTTCATTAAAATAATCTTCTGGTGGATAATCAAGAGCAGCTTGTACTATTTCAGCAGAACTAGGACCGGACTCTACAAAAGGTTCTCCTGTTTCAATTGCTATCTGACTTTTACGATATTCTTCCCGCCTTTCTCGTGCAGCTAATGCTTCACGTTGATCTGGTGGTATGTATGGTTCAGCAGCCGGTTCATCTAAAGATTCTACAATTACATCATCAGATACAAAGGGTTCTGCCCTTCTGATAGGATAAGGACCAGCATCAGATACCGCAGGTAGTGCTACTCCCGATTCTGTTTCAAGTCTTTCTCGCATAAGACCTTCATAAAGTTCTTTTGCTTTTTGTAAAGTAGTGGGTGCAGCAGAAGGAGCGGAAGGATATTTCTCAAAAGGACGATCAGGTTGTTCTACTGCTATCTGACTTTCACGAAATTTTTGCCGTTCTTCTTCTGCAGCTAATCTTTCACGTTGATCTTTTGGTATGTATCGTTCAGTAGCCGATTCTCTAATCCCATGCCCTACTGGATCAGGTCGGGGTACAGCAGCCGATTCTCTAGGCCCATGCCCTACTGGATCAAGTGGGGGTACAGCAACCGGTCCAAGTCCAGGTCGCCGTGTAATTTCCATATCAGGTTGTGGAGAAAATCTATCAGCACTTACTCTTGATGGATGAGCAACAGCCGGTTCTGGAGCAGCAGCTAACTCATGTTCCATTCTTGTCATAACACCAGTATCTTGTTTATCTGGTACACTAGCAACAGGGGGAACAGTTTCTGTTACTGCTCTTCCAGGCTGCATTTCTTGTATTTCTAAAAGTTTCTGCATTCTAGCATCCCAATTTCTTTTATATGCTAGTTGACTCGCTGCTCTAGGATCTGCAGCCATAGCTCTTTCATGCGGCTGGATAATACCTAATTTAGTATCAAAATCGACCATATCTATAATAAAGTGCCGATTAGGATCGTTCATATCTATTGCACCTACTAACTTTCCATCGTCCTTTAAAACCTGAACATCAGAACCTTCTTTAGATTGTAATTCTCTAATGAACCATGAAGCGTCTTTATTAGGTTCAGCTACAGCTAGTCCGCCCTTTTTTAAGTTGTTCATTTGGGCGGTTATTCTTCCGCCCTTTTTCTCTCCTCCACTAACACCTCCTGATGCTGTCATACCTAAACCAAACCCTCCACCAGCAGCACTTGATACAACACCAGCACCAGCAGTACCAGGAGAAGGAGTACCTCCAGGTGTACCTCCTACACTTGTTCCTTGTGAAGCAGCAAGACCAGCAGCTTGTCCTATTGCATTAGCTTCTCCTGATGTTTTACCTGCAGCTATAGCACTATTATAAGCAACATTATGAGCTTCAGCCGCTACTATTCCATACTGTCCCAAGTCTGCCATACCTACGATAGATGCCAAACCAGACTGAAAATCTGCATAACTAGCAGTATCAGGAGGTCCACTCCTAGGATCTCGCCCAAAACCACCACCTATAGCTCTAGATCTTTGAGCAGCAGCTTGAGCAACAGGTGCTGCTTCTTCTTCTTCTTTTTCTGGTTGACTCACTCCATATAAAGATCCACGAAGTCCTTCTGAAAAAGAACTAATATTAGGAATACTTTTCCAGTAATCAAAAACAGATCCTTCACCTTCTTCTTGCCCTGCATAAAACGGCAAAACTTCATCTTTATATACTACCCTACCTTCTACCGGCCCTGCTCTCCTTCGCCTAAGTTCTTCTGCAGATAGTACACCTCCACCAACTGTTACAGTAGGTCCAGCAGCGGTTTCTGCTTCTGCTCTAACGGGCTTATTTTTTATGTAATTTACAAATCCTTCTGATTCTAAAGTACTTTTAAAATCTAAACCATAATCAGATTGAAAAGGATCAAAACCCATTTGACCTTCATATCCTTCAGGCATATAAGACAATCTTTCACTTTCAGTCATTTGATTAAAAAATGTATTATAATTTTCAGTTAAATGATCTGAAGTATAAACCGAACCTAACTGATTTATAGATAATTGAGGATCAACTAGTGGGGTTGCGTATATCGGATCTGCCATTCTTTTCTACCTCTATTGTATCGTTAACCGACTTCTTCAGTTTGACCAGTATTTGCAGCAAAGCCAGCTTCCCCTGGAGTCGGCGTACTTCCAACTCCGATGGTTCCGCCACCAGTTGCTGTTGCATCCGCTGGATTAGCCCCTGGAGGTACTCTTCCAGCCCCAGCCATCCCTCCCGGTTGTTGACCAGGGGGAGGAGGAGCTTGGCCTGTTCCTTGTTCATTTGTCATTCCTTTCAATATATCTGCAAAGATAGCTGCTTCATTTGGATCATTTACCAGTTCATCTGGATCTATATCTTGCGACACTGCTATCTCTCGGATTAAGTTTGGAATTTTAATAAATGGTGCTAGCATTGGATTGCCTACAGTTTGTAAGAGCATAGTTAATCGCTGTGATCGAACTTCCTTCTGCATCACAGCAGCTACACCCTTTGGCTTAATTTCTAAATCACCTACTATCTCTATATCTAGATCGTTAAATTGCATGTTCCACTGAAAATAAGCTTCACCCATTGGTTTAAGCAAGTAATCATCAATATTTTTAATTACAGTTTTAATAGATAAACCCGCAGATCCTAAGAGCATAGATAAACCCGACGCTGTTCTACCTGTGCCGGTTACACCTGTCTGCCCGTGTACGATACTAGGAATACCAGTTTCTTCATCTGCTAACTGGCGAGCTACTTGGTACATCTGCAAGTTTTCAGGCGCTGTATTAGGAAATTTAATAGAATTTATAGCAGTACCAGTAACACCAGTCTGCCTTCTAAAGATTTTACCTGGATAAACCTCCATAGATTGTCCTGGTACAAGTTGTGCTTCATCTACATCGAATACCAAGTTTCCAGCAAGAGCTAGATTATCAATGCCCATTCTCATATGTCCATTCATAAGAAGTTGGGCATCTTCCATATTTTCTGCTACTCCTACACCAAAAAATTGGTAAGGATTTAGTTCATAAGGAAATGCTTGATAAGGAATACGCATAGGAGTAAAAGGATTTGCTACTGCTCTAACTATCATGCCCGAACAGACCCATATATTGACTTGTACAGAAGTTAATTCAGATAAATTCTTGGGCATTTCTATACTAGCTTCTGAAGCTAAAGTAGAATCTAAAGTACCCCAATACTCTAGAATTTCAAACCTATTACTATCATTCATAGGATCATTATCTGCACGAATAGTAGATTCAAAGTGTCTTTCTTCGTAATTTGGACCCATTTCTAGAGCTAGTTCTAGTTTATCTTTATTAAAGTACGGACGATTCATAAGATCACGAACCTGCTCTCGATTCATCCTATGCCGTTGAATTACATATTCGCAATCTTCTATACTTGTAGCACTAGGATCAGGATAAAAATCCCAACAACTAACTGCTTCTATTCGAGGTACAGTTTTTTCATAGGGATCGTACTCTTTACTATCACCAGTACCTCTCCAGCGGTGTACCTTTTTAGAATAATTAAATGGACCCTTTACAATACCAGTACCTAGTAAACAACATTCAAAAATAGAATGTCGTAGAACATTCACAGCAGAAGTATCTAGAAGTTGGTCCATTATGACCTTTTCCATTTTTCTAGCTGTTTCAGCGGCTGGTTTTATTTG